TGGCGAGATGCTCAAGAGCAGGCACATTATAGTTGATATTCGCACCTAATCCTGTGCTATTGAAACGAGGAGATAATGGAGATTGAAATTGTCCAGGGGCAGTTAAAGTTGGAGGAGCCATTGCAAGTTGATTGTTTCCAGGACGCGAATATCCAGTTTGTGGATTGACAGCATCTACACGAGCCCTGCGTTGGAATTGACCAAACCCTTCGACAATATTCTTGCCAGAGAGCACCTTCTGGATACAGAACATGACAAAGGAAAAGAGGAGCACAGTGCCGAGAATCTGTTTCCCGGTGGAAGAGTTTTCAAGAGTCATTGGATTTGCTTTTTCTTGTTCCAAAGAAAAAAAAAATTATTTTTTACAAATTATATGTATCCTTACCTATTTAGGGGTTAAATAGTTATTCGATAAGAATAATCTCTTGGAATATAAAAAAACAACACGATGGGCATCAAGAATCTTCATCAATTCCTTCGAAAAGCCTGTCCACTCATTTACTCTGAGATTCATGTCTCTCGTTATGCCTACAAGAAGATTGCCATCGATGTTTCCATTTACATGTGCAAATTCAAGACCACCTATGGGAAGCAATGGCTCGATGCGTTTTTATTACTGGTGACCGTCTTTCGCGAAAACGAGATCCATCCTGTTTTTGTTTATGATACGAAATTCCCCATCGAAAAGGAACAGGAGAAGAAGAATCGGACGCTCGCCCGCATCAAGACCAAGGAGCGCGTCCAGAAGCTCATGGTGGATTGGGAAGCCTACAAGCAGACCTTTGCCGAGCAACCCGAGCTCTTTGTCGCCGGATCTTTACCGCTTCTCCCTGAGCGTATGTCGACAGAGCTCGCCGAATTCCTCCGCAAGACGGAACGTCCGTTCATTGTGATTCTGGAGGTGGACCGCGAGATGGATCATCTCCAGAACACACTGCTCTCGATCCGCACCGAGGACTTTGACCTGACACGGGAGCTCTTTACCATCATGGGTGTCCCATGGCTGAATGCCACCGGCGAGGCAGAAGCCACCTGCGCCGTCCTTTGCAGAAATGGATACGTCGACGCCGTCCTTTCGGAGGACACCGATGTGCTGAATTATCGCGCCTCGCGATTCCTGCATCGTTTCAATCTGAATGGCCAGACGCTCGTGGAGATTGATTTCAGCGAGCTTCTCACCCGACTGGATTTCACACCGGAGCAATTTCTTGATTTCTGTATCATGTGCGGCACCGACTATAATACCAATCTCTTCAAGATCGGACCCGAAAAATCCTATCGCTTGCTCAAGAAACACGAGAGCCTCGAACAGATACATGTCCATCTTCCCTCTCTCGATATGAGTGCATTTCCCTTTGAGCGGGTGCGTGAAATCTTTCTGGACGATCAGGCTCTTGATTCGTCTCATATCGAGGCTGCACGCTATTGCGGCACCCCCGACACCCAGCGTCTCCTCGAATTCTGCTTCCACAACAATTGTCGCTTCGATCTCCCCCGCCTCTTCCAGGCCTTTACCACCAATCCCCATATCGTCTTTCAAGAGTAAAATCGATTTAAGAAGACACATGTTTATAAGAAAAAAGAGTTCCTGTGGCTTAGTTGGTTAAAGCATCGGTCTTATGAGCCGAAGATCGAGGGTTCGAGCCCCTCTAGGAACATACCTCTATATTTTTTATATTCTACATAAAAAATTTCGTGCCTCCAACTAGAAATAGACATATCGAAATGGACATACCATCATGATTTCATATAAGAAAGAATGAGAATGGCTTTGAAATGATTTTGAATGTAAAAACACAGAAATAAAAATAATGGAATCCGGATGGATACAAACAATATGGCAATACGATGGCACCTATCACGATATGTATCATCTAGTAATGATTCAAATCAAAATGATTGCTTCTTTTAAAACGATTCGTCAAGGTATCGACCATGTAAATCGTTCTCGATCGATCCTCGCATCGCACCTGATGGAGACGATCATGCCAATTTCGAATACACCTTATAAAAGCTTTACCGATGTTGTCCAGCATTACAGCACGGTCCGAAATCAATCTCGATCCATCAGCTTTCGTATCGTGCTCGACGAATATCAGAATGTCAAATTGAATCTACCGAGGATGATTTCAAGTGACATTATTCAGAGATACTTATATCATTATGTGCATCTCATCCGTTACAATTCCGTAGGGCGAGGATGGGGGCATGATTACCATCCTTCCAATCGTGATAATAGGTCTCGTCGGATATTACCGTGCTACCCATGATCTTGCACAACATGGAAAAAATAGACTGGTCGTGGCGATGCTCGCTGAATTCTGGATGATTGGGTGTGATGCTGGGAGAATCATCGAGCAATCGATAATGACAGCATGTCGCATACCATCGATCCACAAAATCCATAGAGGCTTTACATTTTCTCATCAGAAAGGTGGTGGCCATAATCTGTCTCGATTCATAATCCACTGGTCCAAGGTGCTCAAAAACATCCTGCTTGGTCCACTTTTTTTCCAGCTGTCCTTCCAGTGCAAACGATACCACACCGTGTTCGCTCGTCCGTGCCATCTCCAGGTATTCCTTCATCCTCTCCAGGCCCGACAATTGCAACACGCATCCAGAATCCGCATAGAGTAGCACATCCCCCTCCTCCATGTCTTCGTGCATCATCTTTTTCACTAGATAGGATTTCCATATCCAGTATCCAAAACCACGATGATTCTGTCGAATAAAGTCGCCATGAGTGGACGCAAATTGTGGATCATTCTCTAAAAGATCCGTATCACGGATCGTCTTGATTCCATCAAACAATTGGAAGGCCTCGGCTTCTCGCCGGATCCGATCCAGCGCGCCATAAAACCGACCGCTGGCAAAACTCAGAAAAAATATGCGCATTCTTCTTCTTATTTTTTATTCAGATCCAAATGTAATCTTAAATATCTACTATTGATATAGATGAAATCGATTCCTCTTGGACATCGGCCTATTGCCTGGATGCTTGGAGATTACATTACCACGACCACGACCACCATCACCACGATATTGCGGACGATTCTTTTTCCTCGACGCCTTGCATGGCAGCTCAGGAATTGCCATGTAGAGGCTCTCTACCACCACAAAGAGGACGGAGAGGATCATCAAGAGGGTAAAGACCATCTCGAGAATGATAAAATCCAGCACTGAGGGTTGCGAAAATTGTTGTTGTAACTGCTGCTGGTGGATCGGGTGGAGGTTGGGAGGATATTGCATCATCTCGTGGAGCACAGACTCGAAACAATTCATCCTCTCCAGGTAGTCGCGGAATTGATGCCTCTGTTTTCCACGGCTCCGGATCTCCGTCATGATGCCGTGGCGCCGAGCATGGATCTCCAGCCGAAGACGAGCATTCTTGGCGGTCTCCTCCATCACTCCTAGTCGCGCCTCTTGGGCGGCGATGCACCGACCGGCGATCCAGGCGGCGAGGGTCGTGCAGCGATCATACATCGCACGGATCTTCTGGCGCTCCGAGATAAAGGAGACCATATCTGCAAGCAGCTCCGTCTTGTGCTGCTGCACATGGATCTTCTCCATCATCAATGCGAGGCATCCTCGGAAAACGTGGCGATGCCTCTTGAGAAACTGCTGCTCGCGGGCGACAAAGCTCCAGAGCAGCTCCGTCTGAACACGCTCTCTGTGCGAGCACAGCACCAGCCTCTCCTGCGCCAGAGCCCTGTCCGACAGCACCTGTTTCAACTCTTCCAGGACTCGGTGGATATTGGCAACGATGGCCTCGTCTCGCATCCTCTCAAACGCCTGGTGCCAACCTGACCACTTCCACCCAATGACGGCTCCGAGCAGCATTAGAAAGATCATCTGTATAATATTTCAAAAAAAAAATCTTGGTCAATGAAAATATCAATAATCAGAACGGCTTTTTCACTATAAATTCAGTTTTTGTTTCAATGTGTGCATTTAAGGACTTCATTCCAATATAGCAAAAAGCACATGAGATGGATTGAGATCTTGGCTATGGTAGCCACCATGGTGACAGCAGTGACAGCAAAGGATGTAACCGATTCGATTTGGAATGGGATGGTGGAGCGAAATGCCGGAAATCCGTTCCTGATCCACAGGCCGAAGTCCGAGACGCCGGGGGATGCGGTATCCGAAGGTGTCGGATATGGTCTGATCCTGGCGATGTATGCGGATGATCCTGTGAATTTCAATCGGTTGTTGGAAGGGGCGGAGATCACGATGTGGAATGGAGGATGCTATGATTGGCGAGTGGATAAGAATGGTCAGAAGGTGGCGTATGGCGGTGCGACGGACGCGGAACAGGACATTGCGGCGATGCTGATCATGGCGCATCATAGGGTTGAGAAAGGCGAGTGGCAGGATTACCAGGATGGATTTTATGGCCGACGAGCCTCTACGATCCTCTCGAACCTGTGGGACCGCGGGATCACCTCGGACCATATTGTCATGCCGGGATATGGATGGGGAGGCTACCAGCTGGTGAACGTGGGCTACTTTTCGCCGGCGTGGTATCGCGTCTACCAGCGGTTTGATCCACAGCACGATTGGAATGCGGTGATTGATCGTGGTTATGAGATCTTGGCTAAAAGTCCGGGCTATGCGCTCGGTCTGGTCCCGGACTGGATGACCGCAGACGGTCAGTATGTATCCAACGGTGATCTCGGATATAATGCCTATGGCGATGGCCGCTATCTCTACAAGGACGCCATAAGGACGCTGTGGCGGATTGGCACCGACATGCTCTGGTCCAACGACACGCGGGCCTCGGCCTATATCACCAATGCTGCCGATTTTCTACAGTCCATCGATAGAGCCAATTTCTTCCAGATGGACGGCTCTCTGGTTCCAGAAGGAGAGGTCTGGGTCTTTGACGGCGGTCAAAGAACAAGGCCGCGTCGGGAGCACAGTGGGCTGACGGTTGGGATGTGGGTGATTCCAATGGTCCTCCAAGCTCCTCTCGAGCGCCAGAACCTTACCTCCTACCTTCTACAATATTACTCTGACAAATGGGACGACACGGACAATGAGCTCTACTTTGAGCAATTCCTCGCCTCCTTTGGCTACCTCTTTTTATCTGGAGCATGGATCGATCAATCAAATTAATACAATGATATTCTCTAGGCATTCATTTTCCTTATTGAAAACGAATTATCCATCATTCAAAATAATATATACCGTAGATAGGGAAGATTATTCTCTCGTAATGCCTCGTTCCATTCTGTATCGAATCTTGTCTTCAATGAATCATTCATAGGTTCTAATGGGATCAAATTCTTCATGACTCTTAGTTTCTGTTGACGAGAACGATCTGGTTGGTTTAGTTGTGGAGTCAATTCCTCTTTCAAGTATGTCTTTAAACTTTGCTTTTCGGCTTGATCTACTTCATGTTGGAGGCTTTGTTTTATAATTTGTAATATGTCCATTTTGGATTGAAAAGAAAGAGTTTTTTTATTTACGTTTAGCCATTCCTTAAGAACCATCAGAAAATATTTAAAATTCAATGAAATAGTTAAGCCTTGTTTGTTTTCTGGATTGATAAATCGTCGGTAAAATTCAAGTAATCTATTTATTTTATATGTTTTCAAAAATTCATGCAATGAATCTAAATTATAGTTACCTGATGTTTCTGGTGGATCACTATATACTATAATACAATAGAGGATTACAAGTATATAATAATGTTTGATCTTATCTGATTTATTCATTCCATTTAAAATATCACAAATTTGAAATTTTATGTATTTTTTTTGATCGGGTGATAATCTGTTAATTTGATCAATAATACCATGAAGTATGCCGCTTTTTTCTATTTGATCATACAAATCACCCAATAAAATCCAAGCCTTATCTTTCATCAGTTTCTGTCTATACACCGACAATGATTTCGTAATTTTTTGTAAATGCTGGATAGTAAAACTCTCTGGATTTTCTTCCAACCATTTATTAAAAATTATTTCAAAATAGTAAGAATTCAATTTTATATCTATATTTGGGTTAAATGTTGGTGGATTGATAAATTGGGTATAGAAATCCCATAATCTATCTTTAGTTATATTCTTTAAAAATTTTTTCCATTTCGAATCATCGTCCTTGTTTAATATTAATAGCATTAAAAGTAATACGAAAGGATCATAAGTTTTTTCACCAATACCTTGCAGATGCCTAGAGATCATGTTAGCCTGTTGTTGTGATAATGTGTTAATTTGTTCTATCGTTTTATGCTGTATTCCTGTTGTTTGTATCTGTTTACACAATCTATCGAATAAAGTCTCCGTAGTAGCCCGTTGTTGTTTTTGGGGCGCTCCGCGTCTAATTGGCATAAATACAGATGACATTTTTTATTATAAAAAATATAAAATATTCTCAACTTGGAATGCATCAAAAGTGAATTAGAGTATAAAGAATCGTCTATCAAGAAAAATGCATCTCCATGGACTTGCCGCCGAGGTATGGGAGAATATTTATGATTTTCTTTCCTTCCGATCCAGGCTGTATCGAGGCGAGATTATGGACCTGGAGGATATGAGCCTCCGATACGATCGGGATGCCGTGATTGCACAACTGCAAGGCCAGATGAGTTTCCGATGGAAGCGGGCGGCGATCGATCATTACTATTCTATGGAACCTCATCCTCTTCTGGAGATCCCACGGTCTCTTCCCATGAAATTATTCCGAGACATGATTGCGACGATGCATCGATCCAAGCTTCCGGTGATCAGTCGAGATCACATCCGTTATCGTCCATGCGGTCTTCCTCCGATCCGGAAACGAATAGGTATACTGGCATATCAGGATCAATTTATCTATGTTTGTGAGAATATCCATACGGGCACCATTCGAATCCTCTGAAATTTTTAATTTATTATTATTTTTTGAAAGAATAATAATAAATAAATGACGTTCATCAATAGAGTGCATCCCGATACCATTGCCAATTCGTGGAAAGTCCAGGTGAGTGGATACCTTGTGATCCTTGGTCTCGAAATCTATAAGATGTATTGGATGCTCCAGGTCTTCAAGGATTGCTATGATGGAAACAGTGTTAAGATTTCAACCACGCATATCAACCAAGTGATCTCTTCTTTTCCAAGGAGGAAGCTTTTTGTCGGATTGGAGGTTGTATCGTTGATTCTGATCTTTTTAGAAGCCTCTTTTCTGTATACTCCTTCCGATGTCCTAGGATTCTTTTTTCAGAGAAAGACCAAGAAGACATCGAAACTCAAAATGAAGAATCTCGATTCACAACAGCATGCTTATATCCTTAGAACTCATGGCCATATGTGTTACGAATATGATACGAAGCAACATCATAAAAACCACGGCGTCTATAAATCGATGGGAATCCGTGTGCGGAACCTCCTTTTTCTTGGCGCCTTTGTGCAATTCGTAGTCGTATTATTGGCCATGGCAACAATCTCATGGAAGGAGTCCAAGACTGTTTCCAAGTATCGCTCGGCCATGTATTGGTTCATGATTCTCTTTTTCGTTTCGAATGTTCTTATTATTATTGCCTCGATGCTGGGCATCCTCGTGTTTTTCAGGCTAACTCCCTATCATCTTCTCAAGACCTTTCCCTGCAAGGAACTGGATAACATCATTGATCTGGATACCTTTCGTAACGAATTTTCTGAAAAATAAAATTGAGTTTAGAGCGTAGCATCGGAGAGTTAATAACACAATGGAAATTGAGAATTGGAAGATGAGAAAGCTCATTAGGAAGCTGAGCGAGGCGAGGGGTAACGGGACCAGCATTATTTCTCTGATTCTTCCTCCTGGCGATCAGATCTGTCGGGTCAATCGGATGCTGACGGAAGAATACGGCACCGCCACCAACATCAAGTCCAGGGTGAATCGACTTTCCGTCCTGGATGCCATCACTTCGGCGCAGCAGCGCCTCAAGCTCTACAATCGCACACCACCGAACGGTCTGGTCCTCTATTGCGGCACCGTGTTGAACGAGCAGGGAAAAGAGCGACGCATCACGATCGATTTCGAGCCGCTGAAGCCGATCAATACCTCGCTCTACATGTGCGACAACAAGTTCCACACCGCACCGCTTGCGACTCTGATCGAGGAAGAGGATGCCTTTGGTTTCATCATCATGAATGGGGATGGATGTCTGTATGCAACGGTCAGCGGCAACGTCAAGAATGTGCTCTATCGGTTTTCAGTAGACCTGCCCAAGAAGCACGGTCGTGGGGGGCAATCGTCGGTCCGTTTCGCTCGTCTGAGGATGGAAGCGAGGCATAATTATGTGAAAAAGGTGGCGGAGCTGGCCACACAATACTTTATCTCGGACAACATGCCCAACGTCCGTGGGATCGTATTGGCCGGCTCGGCCGATTTCAAGACGGAGCTCAGCAAGGCGGATTTTTTCGATCCACGATTAGCGAGTGTCATTCTGCAGATCGTGGACATCGCCTATGGTGGCGAACGAGGACTCGCCCAGGCGATCGATCTCTCGATGGAATGCCTGGGCAATGTGAGGCTGGTGCAGGAAAAGAGGCTCCTTCGTCGATTCTTTGAAGAGATCCAGAGGGACACGGGCAGATACTGCTTCAT